TTTAACTTACGAGTCTTTGCAACGATTGCCTCTGATTTCATTTCAAGATTAATTTCTGGAATATCTAAATCAGAATTTGCTGCCGCGCCTACTGTAGACCCATTAGCGCCTTCTTCAAAATCACCTCTTGTGATATCACTTGGGGCTTTCTGATAAGAAAATACTGCATTTTGAATAGCTGGTGCTGCTGCAGTCGCTTTTACTAAGAACTTAACAGTTGGTGTATCAGTTGATTTTCCTAACCATCCAGTTACCGTAGTAAATTGTGGATAATAAGTAGCAATACCAGATCCTGATATTTTAAATGCTCTTACACCATTACCATCTGCTAAATCTGCGGCTGCAAATGTATGAGATACTGTTTGGTATTGTGCATATACTCCTGATAATGAAGCTGAAAATTCTGCATCATGATTAATGTAATCTTCAAATGTTGCTGCAACAAATGGAGTCGCTAATGATGAAGTTGCAAATTGTGTATCAGCTGTTCCTGTACCATTAACTAATGGTACTGCTACTGTTCCTTTTGTTGCTTCATTAATAGTATATCCAAATCTACCTGCGCCATAGAGGCCTTCAGTAGCTGGAGTTGTACCTTTCCTGTTATCAGTTACACCAAACACAGAATTGTCTTGATCTGTAGCGCCTGAGCCTGCAGATGTAAATCCTGGTTGGTTTGTTCCGTATTTAAAGTCTAAGAAAAATACTAGACCTGATGGTAGGTTCATTGGTTGTACGCTTACGAAATCTTTTGCAGCAATTTCTGCGAAGATTCTACGTACTAATGGAAGAGCAACACCTGACCACTCTTCCGAGTTTGCAGATGTACCTGTTTGGTTTGCTTCAGATACCAATTGTTTTGCTTGGTTTTCTAAAAGCACGGCCATGCCAGATCTTTCATACTCATGAGTCATGCCTTCTAGAAGACCTGTTCTTTCCCATTTTTTTACTAAGCCACCCGTTACTGCTTTTGCTTTTGCTGCAGTATTCGTTGGCAATAAAGAATTAATATTCATTTAATTTCCCTTTTTTTAAATCTTATAGTAAGCCAGCTAACTTCTTAAATCTATTAGCAACTGCTGCGCCCTCCGAAAGGACGTTTCTAGTTGGTCTAGTAGATCTAGATGCTTTGCTTGCATAAGACTCTTTGATTGTTTTTACTCGTTTACCATTAAATTTAAATGACTCAGCCAATGTAGCAAATACTAATTTAACTTCTCTCAATGATTGAGCTCTGTCAAAGTTTTCGATTACTTTCATTTTCTGACCTTCATTTAATGAATGGTTTCTAAATAGTTTGTTTGAGAATAATAGTTTAGCATTTAAAAGATTTACCTCATTAAGTTTAGATTTCATAAATCTAATTACTTTATAAGCTTCTTCCAGTTCAGCTTCAACAGCCTCACCTTCTTCTTCTGCTAATGCAGTTCCGTTTTCTGGCTCTGCTGCATTTGCATCATCACCTTCTTCTTCTCTCAATGCATTGATGATCTCTTCCAAGTCGACGTCTTCTTCTTCGCCTTCTTCGGTAAGGTCTCCCTTTCCTGGGTCTTGTTCATCTCCTGCATCTGCAGTAGCTACCTTGTTATCACCTTTACCGATATTAGTAGAACCAGATTGCTCTTCTACGGGTGCTTCTTCGAAATCTCCCTCTTCTTCAAGCTCTCGTAAGATTGCTTCAAGTTCAAGATCTTCCTCTTCTTCCACTGGAGCTTCAACTGGCGCTTCCGCAGCTGGCTCCTCAAAGTCAAGTTCACCTTCTTCTACTGGTGCTTCTGGTGCTTCTGGTTCAAGGTCTTCATACGTTTCCTCGAACTCATATTCACCTTCTTCTACCGGTGCCTCTACAGGTGCTGCCACTTCTGGCTCATCCATAGGCATATCATCTTCTGAGACAGGGACCTCTTCTTCGTATCCCTCTTCTTCTTCAGACAATCTTGCTGATAACATAGATTGAAGTCTTGGCGTAAACGCCTCTTCTAATGCTATTTTTGCGTTTGCTAATGCAGTTTCTCGTACGGCTTTCGCGTCTGCTATAGCTTCTTTTAATAAATTGTTCATTTATTTTCTCCTCTTAATTTAATTGGAAATAAGATTATTAGGAATCTTAATTGTTAGGTTTTTTTTGAATCAGGGACAATATATTAGAAATATTGTATGTTTTAAAATCTATTATAAATATATAGGATTATATAAAAGCAGGCCGCTTTTACAAGAAAAATTTAAGAAAAGTAAAAAAGGTAGTAAGACTACCCTTTATATACTATTACATCTCCTCTCTTCGCCTGGCCTCTTGTAGATAATATATTGCATTATCTCTTGCAACTCTTCTTCGTGCAGATTTTTTTATATAATGAGTTCGTGATTTTAATTCATCCATCTTACCGGATTCCTTTAATGTCTCTTTCCATAGACGTAAGGCAAATCCAATATCAGGCACTGATCTCTCATTTCCGTTTTTATCTGTAAATTTTGAATTGACGACAGCGACTCCGTTTGCACTTCCGGGTATATATGACTGCCAAATTTTTAATCTTTTATCCATGTAACTTGTTTTACGTTATAACTACTATTAATATAAAGAATATATTTTAAAGATCCTAATTAATCTTCAATATTTATATCAGTTTTTCTTGCTAATTTAGAAATCTTATTATGATTCATTTTCTTGAAGGCCTTTGCCGATATGTTAAGATCTTCTTTCTGAGTTAATGCAGATTTCATAGGTTCTTCAGTATCGCCATCTTTATCTGCATCTAGGAAATCTGGTTTACCATCTTCTTGTAATGCTTCACTTATCTTATAATACTTGTTTAATGTACCTCCCATGTCCTCATATGCAGATTCTAACCTCTGCTGTAATGTATGAACTTCCTTTGCGGTCTTTTCAAATACTTTATAAGCTTCTCCGAGTTGTTTCATATGACGCGATGTAGTAACATTATCAAACCAATGTTCTGACTCTTTTAATGTAAGGGTCTCAGCAACTCTTACTATCTCTCCTAACTGTTCTGTTATTTCTCTCAATGAAGCATTTCTGTATACAGATTCGCCCAATGTATGATAATTACCAACTGCCTCGGTGAATGCCTTTTTTTGATCTCGAGTTGTCTCCGGAGCCTGTTCCTCTGCACCAAATTCTTCTTTAAGTAAAGATCTTAATAATTTTGTTTCAAATTTATTTCGTATCATTTTATAATCCTCTTCGTTGTTGTCTGTCCAGATATTTTATTAATCCTTCTAATTGTTTTGATGCGCCATTAATATATCTAGAAATTTGCTTTTCCATTGTATCATATTCATAATTACCAGTCGTTTCACTTTTTGACTGCACCTCACCAGAAAGTTCTCGGTGAACTTCTTCTATAGATGTCTGCAGCGTATTTAATGTTTCCTCAAAATACTTTATATCTAATGGTAAGTTTTCTGGTATTCCACGATCCTGTAAATTTGCGGCCGGATCGTTTAAAAATGAATCATCTTCTAATAATCTATCATTAGTGACTAATGAATTAGCTTTTGCAAATTTTTGCCTTCCTTCAAATAATCGTTGGTATTGTCTTTTTAAATTCATGTTGGTCCTTATTTTTGGAATGTAACTTTATCAATATATGCTACTGGACCTTTCCCTGTCAAGCCGTATAATGATAAACCTTCTGCAGAATTTAGACCTGTATTCTTGGCTCCTTCAAAAGCAAATGGATCTCTCCTATCAGTTTTTGAATATTTAGATGCATCTGCTTCTCCTAGACCTGATAGACCTGTATTCTTCTTTCCTTCTCCTGCCAATAGATCAGCATTCTTAGTCATTTTATTTGGTGCATATAGCGATTCCATATCTTTTAACATATTAGTATTCCTTAATTATATCGGTTATTAATCTATTTACTTCTGCATATTTATCAGTCTTTTGAATCTTCCCTTCGTGTACTGGCGATAAAAATGCTCCATGGGTTGATGGATTTGAAACAAAATCAAATGCAATTAATTCAAAGTCAGGCTGTACTTCTAATGTATCTTCTCCTTCAGTTACTACTTCTTTCACTGACCCCATTCCTCTAGATGAGATTCCTAATCTAATTCCTGATTTAAAAAGCTCTTTGAGAATATTTCCTGCTGGCGTTCCTAGTACTTCTACAGTACCAACTAGATCATCACCACTCCATTTCATATCTAATATATTATGAGAGACATTATTTAAATTCACTACTGAGGAATCTGGGTGGTCTAATTCTCCTAGAGCTCTCTTCTCCTTAATAAATCCATCAGAATATTTAGCTGCTTCACGCATTAATGTTTCTTTTGGATAAATTCTTCCATTTTGATTTTTTGATTCCGCTCGTTGAAGTACACCATTGACAATTAATCTACCTTCATTTTTTGATAAACTTTCGTTTATAGCCTCTGGTGATATTTTAAATGTTGTATATTCAACTAATAATTGTTTAGACATATTTATTTCCTATTGTGATAATTCTTTCAATCGATGTGCAATTCTCGTCATTCTTTCATTTATCTTTGCAAATCTATTTCCGGTAGATTTCCAAAAATGGTTAGATTGGACTCCCATTTCTGTTTTTAACCTTAAATTGTTATTTACTGTCCGCTCCATTAATCCTAACATTTTGTTAACTTCAGCTATTCCTCTATTAACTTTTTGTTGTGGTGTCGACGTTGGATCCTTTTTATAATCTTGATAGGACCCTTCATTTAATTGACCGGGGCTATTAAATGATTTCATCATCTTCATATATAATGAATCATTTACTACATCAAATCCAGTAGATGCAGTTGCATTATCTTTTTGTTTCTTTTTAGACTTTTTAGAGTTATCACTAAACGCATTTGGAGTCTTGGCAGGACCTTCTCCGCCATCCATATTAGCAGTTACATTTGCCTCTTCAATCTCGTCCTCTAGCTCTTCATCTAGTTTATTAAGATATTGTTTAAATTTATTTAAATAATCCATATCTTAATTCCTATTGCTGTCTTTTGAATATAGTACAGTTACCTGTTGCGCCGGCTTTAATTCCTTTGATTCCAATATCATATATTGTCTTAGCATCAAATTGAGCGGTTGGAACAACTGTACCATTAGATGCTGTTATAAATAAATTAGTTACATCGCCTATTAATATTGCACCATACCCTTCACCAGTAACATCTACACTACCTGCATTTGGTGCTATTGTTCTTGCACCAAAATATTTTCCTGTAGTTGTATAAGATGCTGTTAATTGATTTGGATGGAACCAATTTTGTTTTTGAGTTGGATTTGCTGACATTAGTTGGTCTCCGTATATTTAAGTTGTTTTATTAATTCATAATAACGTAGCATTGTTAAAATATCTTTATCCTTAACTATAGGCGCATTTTGAATTGTCGATAACATATTATTAACCTCATTCAATTTAATTTTAACTATCTTAGATCCTACTCTCGCAGATGCCTTTTTTAATTCTTTTTTAATAACCGGAATTTCTTTTTGGACAAATTCTTTTAATGCAACAGTATTTGTTACATTATTTATATATTCACGTAATATATTCTTTTGGCGTTGATTGAGTCCATTATACTTTTGATTAAATTTATCAATTAGCATTTTATATGATAACAATCTAATATCCTTTGTCTGAACTTTGAATGTTTCTTTAATAGTATTACCTCGCTTTTCTTTAATAGGATTTGCAAGTGCATTTCTCAATACATGTTCAACTAATATACTTTTAGATCTAACCATTTGAGCTGGATTCTGTGCTTCTGCATATTCAAATAATTTAAATATTGAAGCAAGTAACGTATAATTTGATACTCTAGATTTGAAAAAGTTCTCTATAATAAAAGTATCATTTATTTCTCTGATGAGATTATACTTTTGTCTACGGAGTGCGCCTTCATTTAATGACTTTCTTGCAGTCACACATGCTTGCAAGAACTTTTGAGCATTGGTTTCTGTTTTAAACTCTTCTTCTTGAAGTGTTCTATACAGTTGCAGTTCTTTACCCAGTTCTGTCTCTGGTTTGAAGTGTCGCTGTATTAATGGCAAAGCTCTAGTATTCCGGCCGTTCATTGTATCTGATGCTACTTGGCGTACAAGCATTTCAAAAAGAATACCAGTATTTTTAAACTTTGTGTGCTTTATTTTTTTCATTGACATTCGTCCCGTTAGTTCTCTATCTACTTTTAAATAAATATAGAGTTATTAGAGTTTCACTCCGATTTTTCTTCTTGAATCAACCCTGACTCATCTAATAACGTCCCTTTATCTTCATCTTCTTTGTTAGATGATAGACTCTCTGTTAATACCTTTGCTGTTTTTAATTTACCAGTTAAGAAAGTTGCAAAGGACTTGGCTTCTACACTTAACGGACTGCCACCTCTATAGTTATGTTGTAATGGAGATTTATCAGTATCAAATGCTTTTGATAAAGACTTATCTCCTAATGCATCTCTACCAAATGGTGAATTTGACTTGCCCCAAGATCCAAATTCTTTTGGACGGCCTGGGCCAGCTACTGGATTATCCGCACCTTCATCTTGAGCACCTGGTATCTCATCTGCTCCATTCATATGTAGAGCGGCAATGTCATGAGGCGTTCCAAAACTCATATTTGTCTTTTTAGGATCATTGCCTTCAGATTTTATCTGTTCTTTTCTATAGTCACCCTTAAGGTCTTCTATTACTTGTTCCTGTTCTGTAGTCCATTCCGTATGACTCATACCAAATATATTTTCATAAATATATTTTTCAGAAAACATTCCAGACTCTTTAAAGTTAGATACCAATCCCAACTTTTCATTTAGTAATTCAACTTTCTGTTTCTCATAAACAATTGATGGAGATGTTAATGATAATTCAAAGTTGATTAGATCAGCATCTGTATATCCTTGTGTATACAAATGCACAATTGCAATCTTTGTTAATTCCGATACGAATATTTTTTGTATTCTTTCAATTGTCCTTGCAAACCTAATATCCTCAGCAGCCAATGTAGACTTTCCTTCTACACCTTCATCATATCCTAAAAATGCTTTTGGTATTCTTAATGCGGCATGCATCTTATTTCTTAAATATTCAATATCTTCAATTTGTCCATCACTTGACATTCCAGGTAATGCTTCGATAGATGTACCTGATTCTCCACCTCTTACTGGTAAGTAGTAATCTTCCAGCATATTTTGTAGATTAAATTTAAGGTTATAGTCTCCAGTGGCCTCATCTATATATGGAACCTTCTTCATCTTATTAACTATCTGTTGCATATGAGAATCAACTTCTCCAGGAGGTATATTTCCTACATCTATTTTAAATATTCTTCTTTCCGGAGCTCTCATGATACGATGTAATAACATTGCATCTTCCATTAACATTAATTGCTTGAATATTTTTCTAGCTCCTTCCACCATTGATTTACCATATGGCAAGAAGTTAGTATCTGATAATAATCTAAAATGTGCCATTTCGAATGGTTCAAATTCAGTCATTCCAGCACCACCATGTCCCGATCCACCTGCACCTCCTACTGTATTTAATCCTTCATAGAAAAATTTAACTGCATATGGATTTTTTTCATCAAACATTTCTTCACGTCTAATTTCATATGCCGATAATGGTGTTACATTAATAATTCCAATCTCTTCATCAAGATCTAAATGTAAATAAAAATCTCCATATTTGCACGCATTTCTGACCCATGGCCATAGATTATATTCTATATTTAATACATCATAAAATAAATTTCTTAGGATTTTTCTTATATTATCATCTGGGCTACTTACGGTTAATGTATCACCATCTGAATCTTTTACTGTACATTCATCTGCATATATATCTAAGGCAGATGATAAGATCGGATCCATGTCCATTCCTTCATAGTCTGTATATAATTCTACTCTATTTTGATGATAATTTGCAGAGTTGTTATATGTACTCCAGCCTGGATTTCTTGTATGTATACCCGAGAACCTATCGACATATTTTGTTTGTCGCATATTGCCCCATGATTGTAACTTATTTGAATCTATAACTTGGAGTCGTTTCTTTCCTACTCTACGAACAATTACATTCGTTGAAAAAAGTCTTTTTAGTCTAGATCTTAAATTTTTCTCTGCCATGGTATTTCTAATTTATTATAAATATGATATTACTATAAAAGCCAGGTTAAATCATCATTATCTTTATCGCCGGTATTCCATTCCCAACCTGAACCTTTCTGGGAAGTGGTACTTGTATACACCGCGGTTGATTTTCCTATTCCACCTAAGGATTTCCTATTTAAATCCATACCTTGCTGTCGTAATCTTAATGCGGTATCACGCATCCATAATCCAGTTGCAAAGGATATTACTAAATCATCATTATATCCTCGTTGAGATTCGGCTCTATGTCCTATCCAAATAAAAGTAAATAATTCATCTATCAATCGCTTACTATGTACTATAGGAGTCTTTTCTCTAAAATATGTTTCTAGTTTAGATATAACTAATGGCCTTGTCCTAGATGTCATTGAAAATCCAGGAACCATTTGAGATTTTGATTTTAAATCATAATTTTTCTTTAAGTGTATCTCTTCATCTAAGTATCCATCTTGCTTATAAGAATAGTATAGATTGGAGTATCCTTTGTCTAAGGCCACCTGTATTGTTGCCCATCCTATATTTGCATTCTCTATAACTAGTAATGCAGTATTATATTCGGTTGCCACGGCTACTAACATGTTACCATATTCTGTAGTTCCTATCTTTCCTTTATATTCGGCTACTTGTTTACATTGTTCTACATCGAATACATGGAAGGCAGAATAATCTGACGCATCGCCTCTAGCAACGTCTGCTACGACCATATAAGTTTTAGAGTAATCTGGATATTCCCAGATCCAATAATTAGAATCAAAGCCTCGTTTTTCTACAGGATCTTTAACATATGTCTGATCATACCATTGTAATAGTTCTCCATCAACAACAGTATGTCCAGAAGATATAAAATCACAGTCACATTCTTGTGCGGCCATTTTCTCGCCTAACAATTCTGTCTGTTTTTCTCTCCAAGCGTCATCTCTATCAGGATGTACAGTCCAGTGTAATCTTATTGTATTAAATTCTCCTCCAGCTTCGGCGGCTACCCAATGTTTATGAAACCAATTACCTACACCATTAGGCGTTGATAATGCAATACAATCACCACCTGTAGCTAAGGTTTGTTGTGCAGCTGTCCATATATCTTCAATTCTATCAATAAATGCTGCTTCGTCAAATATCAATAACGAAAGTGCCTCCGATCTACCAGCATCACTTTTAGATGATATTGCCTTAACTTGTGATCCATTTGTCAATCGTAATGATAATTTATTATCTTCCAATACTTGGCCTCTCAACCATTTAGGTAAATTTTCATGCATTACTCGAACCTTTGTTACAAGGTTTTTTGCAACATCTTGTTTAGTTGCAATTACCAATACATTGAAATCTGATTTGAATAACATTTTCCATAAAGCATATCCAGCAGTTAAAGTTGAAATACCCAACTGTCTAGATTTAAGAATTATGTTATACCTATTCTGTGATATCTGTGTTAATGATTCTTCTTGAAATGGAAATAAATTAAAGTATATTTTACCTTGAGTAGGATGTTGTATAATACAATACTTTCGCATAAAATGAATAGGGTCTTGTGAACACCGCTTATACTCATCGCGAATTATTTCTTTTAATGTTTTTTTTACAGACATATATTAATTTAAATATAAAGACTTCTATTCATATAACCTAGTAAATTATTTACTTTTTAATTCGCTTTTCCATTGTACGGCCACCAAAATATGCACCAATGACTGTAATGAGAACTAATTGTAATAAATCGGTCCATTTTTCTTCTACTGTAAATGCAATGGTTCCTGCGTCTATGAATATCATCAACACTGTTGTTGCAACTAAGAAAACTAAAACTAAAGGTCTTACATTTTTCGATAACCAAGAATCTGAATTCATATCAGATGTCCAACGATCGGTTACATTTTGTTCCATTTTAGTTTCATAGTTGGAGATCAATTCTTGTATTTTTCTTTCGGCTTCTAACTTTTCTTCCTTAGAAGTTGTTAAATTATCAAGTACTCCGCCAACACCTTTGACAAGGTCTGCTGCTCCACCTGAAAATAATTTTGTTAATAAATTCATATCTTTTCTTCTTTTATACTAATGCATCTGCTGATGTTATTAAAAATGATCTTATTTCTTTTGCTTTAATAGCATTTAATGCTCCTTTTAATGTCGCACCCTTTATACTTCCCTTAGTTACTAACCCTGACATGCTCACTCCACCGGCTACTAATAACATTGCAATGACTACATGGTGTAATACGCCTGCAAACTTTTTTGCCTTGGCTGCATCTTTTACTCCGGCCTTTTTGATTATATATTCAAATGCGCCGGTAATTTTGTGATGATATTTGTCTCCAATTGCAATTAATTTATCACCAGAAAGTTTCTTAAGAAATGGTATCTTCTTAAGAAGATTTACAAACTTTCCTATCAATTTAATAATTTCTGGAGCTGATAATGCTATACCAGCCAATGTTAATCCTATTGCCTCCGATTCGGGAGCATCTATATCTGTACGTTTAATATCCTTTTCTAAATCATTAAACGCATCTTCTAGTTCAGGTGTGTCTGTCGAAGTTGTTGGGGCAGCTCCAAAAACATCCACTTCATTAATGATTACTTTTTGTATTTCGTTTCGTATTATTATACGTAGTTCATTTAGATCTAATTCCGCATCTGCATATAAAGATTCAAGTCCATTTTCTAAAGCTGCTTCTAACTGTTTTTTCTTTTTAGTCAATTTTACTGCTATCTTTTTGTACTTCTCTTGTTTGTCGGAATCTGCCTTTTGATATAAGACTATATTCTTCTTCATCAAATTTATTGTACGAACTAGATCATTTTTTATTTTATCAACGGTTGCCATTTTTTAACTCCCCTAAAGTGTCTTTTTTGTATTCTTCATACTTATGTAATACCATATCTTTAAATTTTTCTTTTGACATAGAAGCTTCAAATGTTTCGACATCACCATCTGCATTTTGTACTTGTCGAATGGCTTGAGTCATTATTTTTTCCAGGCCTTTCACGTCTTCATCAGCATCATTGAAAAATGATTTTGCATTTTTATACATTTTATCTCGCTGATATGAATCCCATGCTTCAGGATCAGACCTTAGTAATGTTTCCTTTTTTACAACACAATCAAAACATTCTTTATGAATTGACCAGAATTTTTCGTTCAATCTTTTTTCATGATTATGCATAGAGTAGCCACAGGTTGGACAATCTGATGGCATTAGTAATTCCTTCTGAGACTGACGAATTAGGTATCCGGCTTCTGATTCACGAGATTTGAATCCGTCATTTTGAGTAACTCTTGTACGCACATTTGTAACCGGATCTACCTCTATCCAAATATAAGGCTTTCCATTTGTAAATTTTTCTATTATATCTTCGTCAGCTACTTCAGTAATTATCTTACCAAAATAATGTGTTTGTCGAGTTTGTGTTTTATGAGTACCCGCTAACAATTGACGAACTGCTTTTACATTTTGTAATTCGTTCATATCATAACCTTTATTTAATTAAGCTTCGCGAGCTGCAGATTTGGCAGCTGATTTCATTTTTACTAATTGGCTTCTTAATTGCGATACTTTATTAAGTGGCAATCCAACTAAATCAGCAAATTTTGCAATAGCTTGGGCCTTTTCAATATCAGTCTTTAACATACGTAAAAATCTAGATAGACCCTTTTTCTCAAGGTATCCAAAAATTCTACTAACCTTTTGTCTTTCAGAGCCTCCGAGGCCAGATCCATATTGTGACTCTTTAAGTATATTACGAATCTCTAATCTAACAGACTCTCTTAATGCTTTTTCCTTCATGATTTTATCCTTATTTTTAATATAAATATGCTACTTATCGCTAAGTCCGCCTATTCCTAACAATTGATTAACAGGTGCAAATAAACCTGTCAATTTATATGTCTTACCTTTATATACAAATACAATACCTTCAGATGGTACAAGCTTTTCAAATCCTCCCAGGTCTTCTATTCTTTTTAATTCAAATTTTAATTTCTCAAGTGACGCTAGGTCCTTAGATTGCTGAATGACTTTGATTTTCGCGGCTATCCGTTTTTTAATATCTTTTGTCGCATCTGATGGCACTACTGATAAGTAATCTGATATATTATGTAGAATTTCGACTCCTAGTTCTAAAAATATTTTTTCGAAATTATATACGTTATGTTTATTTTGTCCTTTAAAATCTTGTTTATCAAAGTCTTTAGCCATTTGTAATATTTCTGGATCTGGAATACTTTTTGAATTCATTCTAAATGATTTATCAAAATATGCCCATCGTTTTAATAATCCTAATTTAATGTCATCTGTTGCATATGGGATTGTTTGTTCTATTTTTCCTTCCCACCATTTTTGATGCCACATTACTAATTCATCTGAATCTTTTAATTGGAATTGTTTTTGTAATAAATTTACCTTATCAATAAAGTATTGTTCCTTTGCTTCAAAATCCGGTAATTGATTCATTGTTAATATTCTTGGGGGTATTATTTCAAATTGTGATTGTATATGAGCATTCACATTAGCAATTAATTTTTGTAATAATGGAGCATATTCAGGATATGAATCTACTTTGGTTGCTAATTCTAAATTATATTCATCTACTCCATGAAATTGTATATAAGCCTTTGGACCGTACATTATAACATTTTTAGTTCCTGGATAAATAATTTCTATATTTAAGAATCTAGCTCCATTTTGGAATACATCATTTAATTTATCTCTTGGTATTTTTAATAATGCCTTTTCTAAATCTTGCATTGCAAATGAAAAAGCTTTTTCTATTTCGCCACGTCCTGCAAACTTCATTTTAACTGCATTAATATCCATTGGATTTTTAATAGTAGTTTTATTTCTTGCCGCTCCTACTTTACCATCTTTAAATGTAATTGATAATGCTTGGCCATCTGTTTTTTCTTGTACTCCAGATTCTATATTTAATTTACCTTCAAGTGATAATCTTATCATTTGTTTCATATCACCAAATGTAATATCTCTATCATCAAATGGATGATTCATATGTCCTGCAGCACCACCCTCAGTTATTAACTGAATAGCTAATGCTTCTCCTAATGTATTAGGTTTTGGCTCTTGTGGCACAATCCTCATTCTCATAGCCGATCTTCCATTTATTAATAAGTCACCCTTTTCATTCCATCCAACTGTCTTTACGACAACTTTTTTATTTTTAAATCTTCCCATTAATACTGTATCGCCTATTTCGACTGGAAGGCTAATGGCCTCTCTTAATGTTGTTGGTTTCAATTCTTCTCCTTGACTTGATTCTATAGATGTATCCGCACCTAGAAAATTTAAAAATTTATAACCGACTTGTTGTGCAACTTTTGTAATATACTTCTGCCAGACTGAATATGCTGGATTTCCTTTCATATCTTTCATATAATCTGTACCGGCACTTCCACCACCCATTACACCAGTTGGAAAATATGAAACTGTTAATGGTGGACCGTTTGGAAATTTTGTATTGTGCACTTCGACTGGCGAATCTTTAATAAGATAATTAATAACCTCATAACCTAATCGTTTTGCCATATCAGATGATCTCTTTCTGTATGTTGATTGATTGCCATAAAAATATCTTGGACCGTCATCCACATCACCTTTACCGGTATCTGTTACACTGGATTCTGTTAGGTAATCTTTAATGTTAACTGTAGTTAAAAATTCTTCTATCTGCTCAGTTAATTTTTTTTTATCATTGCAAATATTGCGGGGTCATACCATCCGAATATTTCTTTAAAGGTACTAGGATCTGCAGATGAAAGTGCTGCCCTTAAGGTTGTCCCCGACATCTCCCCAAATCCTTTAACCTTAAGGCTCATATGCGGTGATATAACGAAGTATCCATGTGTGCCATATCCACTTAGATTATTCTTTGACTTTGAAAAATCTTGGAAGTATCCTGGGGTGCCATCTTTCTTAGTTGTTCTTAACCTGCCTGCATCTTTTTTGCCATATACTATTACAACAGCCGTTGTTAGTGGATCATATTTATCTAAGATTTCAATTGGTTTATATGGGTTTTTTACTTGAACGATATTTTTAATACCATGGTTAAGTATAATACTCCGCTTCTCCTCAAAGGTAAATGGAGATTTGGGTAAGCTCACTTTATCCGATGTTGCAACATATGTATGTTGTGTCCCAAATTGTCCTTGCAGCCATTTAAATACGTCTGCATGATGTTTACCCATAGGTTGAAATCTGCCTGGGTAAATTGCCACTATGGTTTTAATAGGAGAATCTGCTTCTGCTATTAAATCTTTAACTATATCATATCCTAATTTCATTTAATCAATCTTTTATATAAATATGCTATACTATTTAATACTACAGATATTATCATTCTCTTAACTAAGTTTATTCATATTACAAAGATCCAGGCCATGGAGATGGTGGTGAATTATATGTTGGTGGCTCTGGTCCAGGCGGTGATGTCCAACTATGGTCTCTACAATATGTTGCTGTACCACTAATGTCCTTCAATATTGAAGGGAGGTCATCATATGGATTTGTCATGTTATAATCATAATATACCATGCCAGGTTCATCACAAGAACTTGTTGAATGAAAGGATGCTGAATGGGGTATATTATTTAATAATGTAGTTATACTATCAACTGCAGATTCGTTTATTATTATTCTTCGTATAGCCATAATGTTCTCTTAACTATAAATTCCGTATATAGATGAATCGTCCATGTTAAGATCAACAGAAACATCAGTTTTGACATCGGTCATTGCTACATTCATTGGATGTAATGTCACTCTATCAATGTATACGTATGTGTGTGAACTGGCCTTGCCTTTATCATTATCAAGTCTACATGTTATAGCAGATAGGTTTGCAGCGCCGTTGAATTTAAAACACATATCATATTTTGTCCATGTAGTTGTAAGGGCTGGTGTAGTTATCCAATAAAAGCTTCCACCAGTCGCAGGTGATGATATTGTACTTGAAGATGCATCTACCCCTTGTGCAGTCATACCCGTACTATATGAATATGTGTTAGTGCCGCTGTTATATCTACTACCAAAAATGAAGGCTGTAACTGTACATGTATCAGGATTGTTATAGGAGGATTTTTTTGCGTAAAAACTGAGATACCATTGGCCATCTGCTGGGGTTGCGGCGATTACAGCCGTAAGGGGGACATTATTGTAGGGCTTTGTATAAACTTCAGAGGATGTATTGCCCGTTGAATTCTGTATTCTTATAACACGTGCACTCGTCCCCGTTATAATGTCTCCTGATGAATTAGTTCGTGCTAAGCTGGTCAAGCTTGAAAGGTTCTGGAATATGATAGAGCCGTTTGCAGAAGTTTGTGCAAATGGTGTTTTTTCAGTAGAACCGTGGTAATTGATCCGGCGCATGAAGCCTTCTGGCTGATCCCAGTTATATCCCTGGTCTCCGTAGCTGTTATCATTCCAATGATGTGCGAGTGTCGATCCTCCGGCTATGCCATAATAAATTGATGATGTACTAGCCCATGCAGCTCTTCTTAATGATTTTACATCGCCTGCACCGTCCTGGTCATGTGGAAATGCCATTAGTTATTCTCCTATGCTTTCAATTAATATATCAAATCTTGCTTGGTTGCCTCCTAAGAAACTATCTACTATTGACGAATCATCTGTCGATGATATTTGGTCCGTCGAAATGTCCCTGTCTTGTAAGACAAACCATGGATATCCTACTAATCCAATTGGCCTTCCTAGCTCTTTTGAATATCCAGATAAGGTTATAGATTCGTAGGTATAGCCTTTTGTGGCTGCTGATGCCGATGGATATGTTCCCATTTCTTCACATGGCGGGCAATTGTTTCTTGTATACATTATTACTTTATAATTTTTACTCATAACTATTTTTCCTCTATTTTTTTAATTCTATTTTGTAAGTCATCAATCACCGTTTGTTGTTCCTTAATGCCTTCTATTAATAATGGAATTATTTTTTCATAATCAACAGCTAGCATTCCTTCCATACCTTCCCCAGAGGCCTTTGTCCTCTCAATTACTGCTTCAGGTAATACTTTTTGTATTTCTTGAGCTATAACCCCTACATCATGTTTAACACCATCTGGTTGCAATGACCAACCTTTTGTATAGCCTGGACCTTTCTTGTTCCAGTCAAAATATACTCCACGTATCTGTTTTATTTTATCTATTGGATTACTAATATCAACTATATTATCTTTCATCCTTATATCAGATGAATGGTATGCAACTATGTCTGCAGTACCTTGAATCTCTCCTTCGTTATGCATAACGCCGGTACCCCATAACGAAAATGCTAAACCATCCGTGGCTGTTGCGGTTGTAATAATACCAAAAGCATTATTGGTGGAAACATTTGCGGTGGACAAGGTCGCTTGTGCCGTCGTCAGGAGCCCAACCTTAGTTCCGCCAGAATAACAGGTCTGAGCTCCGTGTGAGTCACATTTATATCCTGCATCAGAAGCATTTGTAAAGGCAGAATAGCCGGAATATGCATCATCTAATGTACCATCTGATACTCCAATATATGCTCCCAAAACATCATCAGTGGCGGTTCCAATATTTGAACCTTTCACATACAGCATTGCATCATTAGAATTATTTAAGGTGCCATCACGTTCTAACTGAAATACTCCATCTGTAATTTTCATTCCTGGCATATATGAATCAACGTTATCATCTAATAGAATAACTTCTGTGCCAGACGTATTAAAGAATTTTAAATGTGAGCTGGTTCCATCTAATTCTATTCTCTGTCCGGTTGCTCCTCCAAATATACCTTTACCATCTGCTAAATTTATTTCAGATCCAACTGTACCAGTTGTCGTCCAATTGTCAGACTTAATTCTACCGGTTGATATTTCATTACCACTAATTGATGTCTGATTTAACTTATTATTTCGGATTGATGCTTTTTTGCAATATAAACTGGCATAGCCCATACCGTACCAATTTTGTAGAGAAAGGTTGGCAACTCTTGCTGTTGAATGTGGTGTATATATACCTTTATAAGTCACCCATTCAGTTGTGATAGATCCATTTTCAACAACAGCATCAACCCCGTCTACTTGCATAACTAGTCTGACACCTTCAGATTCAGTGGGATTATCTGCAATATCTACTCCGGGTTCACTTCCAGGCGCGTGATAATGGGCACAGGACACATTACCATAAGAAGCATTGTAAGCAAGAAGTTCTGTTTTTTCTTGCATTCTGATATACATTCCGCTTGCTTTCGCTTCCGACGCTCTAAGAGTTAATTCAACAGTGTATGTAGTTTCTGGATCTACTAGGAATGCTGGCCATACGGCGCCTATTCCATTGTCAGTAGTTGAAGATAACTCGAATATTTCCTCAGAGCCAGTTGGGACTAACTTAATAGTATTTGCATCATTATTACCATAGGCTGCTCTTATACCTAATGGTCTATATCCACCATCAGCTGCTTTTTGAAATCTAAAGTCAACA